GAGAGCTAAAACGCAAGCTCAAAGCCTATGAATCATCAGAATCCGAATCCTTCGGTTTTGAATGTGTGGGAGTAACGGAGGTGAAATGAAAGTGAGAACAAGAAGAACTCTTGAAAATTGTCATCTTATTAAAGTTGCTGTTACACAACCAAAGCAAACGGATGACAGATGTGACGGTTATTTTGTTAATGGCGAGAATTGCTTAAAATGTAAAAAGTGTTCATTAAATACCAATTACATTGCTGAAACAAAAAAACCTAAAACAAAAAAACGAAATCTTAAAACATCAAGAAATATTGAAATTAAGAGTTATGCCAGATCAAAAAATGTATATCTTTGGGAGATTGCCGATAAATTAGGAATTTCAGATGCAACGATGTCCCGAAAACTTCGCTATGAACTTTCTGGCGAAGAAAAAGAGTTAATTGTCAGCATAATCGATGAAATATCCTTACATAACAAAGAAAAATCCGCTGAAGCTCTGCAAAGCCTCAACGGACAAAGAAAAATACCTTAATTAAATGATAGACAATTTTAAGCGAATTGTCAAGGAGGACTTTAATATGTCAGTAAAAATATCAGCTTTTGAAATCGAAAATGTAAAAAGAGTAAAGGCGGTTGCTTATGAACCGACCGAAAACGGACTTACCGTGTTAGGCGGTAAAAACGGACAGGGCAAGACATCTGTTCTTGACGCAATTGCGTGGGCTCTCGGCGGTAATCGTTTTGCTCCGTCTGCTCCGTACCGTGAGGGTTCGACAATTCCGCCACACCTAAAAATCAAGCTCTCAAACGGTATTGTTGTGGAGCGTAGCGGTAAGAACAGCAGTCTTAAAGTAATTGACATCGCAGGCAACAAAGGCGGACAGGCTTTGCTTGACGCATTTGTCAGTAACTTTGCTCTTGACCTGCCGAAATTTATGAATGCAACCGGCAAGGAAAAGGCTGACACGCTCCTGCAGATTATCGGTGTAGGCAACAGAGTTTACGAGCTTGAAACGCAGGAAACACAGGTGTATAACGAGCGCCGTGCTATCGGTCAGATTGCAGACCAAAAGAAAAAGTTTGCCGCCGAAATGCCCGAATACGAAGGCGTGCCGAATGAACCTGTATCAGCCTCTGAACTTATCAATAAACAGCAGGAAATTCTTGCACGCAACGGTGAAAATAACCGCCTGAGAGCAGAAAAAGATAACCTTGAAAGCCGTGCCAACAATTTGCAGAGCGAAATCAACAGGCTTAACGAGGATTTGAGAAAATACAATTCCGAACTTACAAAAGTGCTTGCACAGCTTGAACAGAGCAGAAAGACCGTTGCCGAACTGCACGATGAAAGCACGGCAGAGCTTGAAAGAAACATTACCGAGATTGACGAAATTAACCGCAAAGTCAGAGCAAACCTTGATAAGGCGAAAGCTGATGAGGACGCAAAGGAATATTACCGCAAGTATGCCGATATGACGGCACAGCTTGAAGAAATCCGCAAAACAAAATATGACTTGCTCAACAACGCAAATTTGCCCCTTGACGGCTTATCGGTTGAAAAGGGCGAGCTTACATATAACGGTTTTAAGTGGGACAACATGAGCGGCTCGGAACAGCTTCGTGTCGCTACGGCAATTGTTCGCAAGCTCAATCCTGAATGCGGATTTGTCCTGCTTGACAAGCTCGAACAAATGGATACCGACACACTCAAAGATTTTGCAAAATGGCTTGAATCAGAGGGATTGCAGGCTATTGCAACAAGAGTTTCAAACGGCGATGAATGTTCAATAATCATCGAGGACGGCTATATTAAGTCCGAAACAACCACACCTGTTACAACACCGACTTGGACAGAAGGAGAGTTTTAATTATGGCTACAAGAACTACAGCTAAAACAACAGCAAAAACAAATACAAATGAATGTGTAATCAAATGCAATCCGCACAGAGAGCTTGCCTGCGGTTATACCAAGGTCAAGATTATGCCTGAAAACTATTCAAGAATTGTTTTGATTGCAGGTATGACAGGCAAGTCAATACAGGATTTGACAAACGAACTGCTCAACTACGCAATCGACTATGTTGTCATTGATGTTGACGGCAATAAAATCAATTTTTCAGATGTACAGGGGGTGAGATAATGAACATCACGAAAGGTAAAATCAAGTCGGCTCAAAAGGTTGTAATTTACGGTCCCGAGGGTATCGGCAAGTCAACTTTTGCTTCGCAGTTTCCGAATCCTCTGTTTATCGACACTGAGGGTAGTACAAAAAACCTTGATGTTGCAAGAATGGATAAGCCGACATCGTGGACGATGCTCAAGAGTCAGCTTGAATATATCAAAAGCAATCCGACTGTATGCAAGACGGTTGTTATTGATACAATCGACTGGGCAGAACAGCTTTGCATTGATGATATTTGCTCAAAATATGGTAAGAAAGGTATTGAAGATTTCGGCTACGGAAACGGCTATGTTTATGAAAAAGAGGAGTTCGGCAGATTTTTGAACAGCCTTGAAGATTTGATTGACAGAGGTATCAATGTTGTGCTCACCGCACACGCACAGCTCCGCAAGTTTTCACAGCCTGACGAAATCGGTGAATATGACCGTTGGGAGCTAAAACTCGGCAAAAAGACTGCTTCACAGATTTCTCCGCTTGTAAAAGAATGGGCGGATATGGTGCTTTTCGCAAATTATAAAACAGTAGCGGTAGCGACCGACAAAGACGGCAGAAAGTACAAGGCACAGGGCGGAGGGAGAGTGATGTACACGCTTCATCACCCTTGTTGGGACGCAAAGAACCGTCACGGACTGCCCGAAGAAATGGACTTTAGCTATGCAGGCATTGCCTATATTTTTAATGATGTCGCACCTGCAAATAACGCTTCTGCTCCGCAGAATCCGATACTTCAGCCACCTAAGGCAGAGCCTGTGACACAGCCTGTGCCACAACCTACGCAGATTGAAAAAGCTCCCGAGCCTGTACCACCTTCACCTATGCCACAGAATGACAAGTCTGTCAATATTCCTGAGGGCATACCAAAAGCACTTGCCGACCTTATGAGGGCTAACGGAGTTGACGAAAGCGAAATCAGACAGGCGGTGTTTACACAGGGACACTACCCTTACGATACACCGATTACAAACTATGACCCACGATTTATTAACGGTTGCCTTGTGGGAGCGTGGAATAAGGTGTTTGAAGTGATACAGAGCAACCGTGACTTACCGTTTTAATAAGAAAGGAAGATGTATAAATGGATAGAGAATTTGGTTGGAACGACGAAATAACCGAAGAGGGCGGAAATTATGAACCGCTCCCCGAGGGTGATTATGATTTTACAGTAGCAAAGGTTGAGCGTGCTCGCTCACAGGGTAAAGGCAAACTGCCGCCGTGCAATATGGCAAAGGTGACTTTTGATGTGTGGGGAGCAGATGACAAGCGAGAAATTACAGTTAATTTCGTACTGCACTCCTCGCTTGAATGGAAGCTGTCACAGCTCTTTTTGTCCGTGTCAATGAAAAAGCACGGCGAACCGCTCCGTATGGACTGGACAGGCATTATCGGCAAGAAAGGTAAATGTCAGGTTATCATACGCAAATATGTCAAGAATGACGGTACAGAGGGCGTAACAAATGACATCAAGTATTTTTATGCCTACGATGAGCAGGTGACAACGGTATCTCCTGCCGTAGCACAGCCTGCACCTCAGCAGTATGTACAGCCTACATATCCGCCACAGTATAACACACAGCCTGCAACGCCAAATACTGCGATGCCGAATAACTGGACACCGGGTAGCTTTTAATGCAGTTACGACCGTATCAGAATGAAGCGAAGAATGCCGTTTTCTCCGAGTGGGAAAGCGGCAATTTAAAAACATTACTTGTCTTGCCTACAGGCTGTGGCAAGACGATAGTTTTTGCAAAAATCACCGAAGAATGTGTCCGTCGAGGTGACAGGGTGCTGATACTTGCCCACCGTGGAGAATTGCTCGACCAAGCGGCGGACAAAATCCAAAAAGCAACAGGACTTAATTCGTCGGTTGAAAAAGCCGAGCAAAGTTGCATAGGTTCGTGGAACAGGGTTGTTGTAGGCTCTGTACAGACGCTTATGCGTGAGAAAAGACTGTCAAACTTTGACAGCGATTATTTCGACACAATCATTATTGATGAAGCACATCACTCAATCAGCGACAGCTATCAGCGTGTGCTTGAGCATTTTGACAATGCAAAAGTGTTGGGTGTTACCGCAACACCCGACCGAGGAGATATGAAAAATTTAGGAGCAGTATTTGATTCGCTTGCGTATGAATACACACTCCCTAAGGCTATCAAAGAGGGGTATCTGTCACCGATTAAAGCTGTGACAATACCGCTTACACTTGACCTTTCGGGAGTTGCCACACAGGCAGGAGATTTTAAAGCAAGCGACATTGACACGGCACTTGATCCGTATCTTTATCAGATTGCCGAAGAAATGAAAAAATACTGTAAGGACCGTAAAACTGTTGTGTTTTTACCACTTGTAAAAACATCGCAGAAATTTAAAGACATTTTGAACGAAAAAGGCTTTAAAGCGGCAGAGGTAAACGGTAACAGTGATAACAGAACAGAAATATTGCAGGACTTTGAAAACGATAAATACAATGTCTTGTGTAACTCAATGCTTTTAACCGAGGGTTGGGACTGCCCAAGTGTTGACTGCGTAGTCGTGTTAAGACCTACAAAGGTGCGTGGACTTTACTGCCAAATGGTCGGCAGAGGTACAAGACTTGCTCCAAACAAGACGGAGCTTTTGTTGCTCGACTTTTTGTGGCACACCAAAAGGCACGAACTTTGCAGACCTGCACATCTCATTTGCGACAATGAAGAAGTCGCACAAAAAATGACCGAAAACTTATCGGAACAGGCAGGATGTCCGATTGATATTGAAGAAGCAGAGGAAAAAGCAAGCGAAGATGTTGTGGCTCAGCGTGAAGAAGCGCTTGCAAATCAGCTTGCGGAAATGCGAACACGCAAACGCAAACTTGTAGATCCGTTGCAGTACGAAATGTCAATTCAGGCGCAGGACCTTGCAGGATATGTTCCGGCATTCGGCTGGGAGTGTTCTCCGCCTACAGACAAACAGAAAGCAAAGCTTGAAAAGCTCGGAATATTCCCCGATGAAATTCAGAGTGCCGGCAAAGCAAAACTTATTCTTGACAGGCTCGAAAAGCGAAGAATTGAGGGCTTAACCACACCTAAACAAATCCGTATGCTTGAAAGCAGAGGTTTTCAGCACGTGGGCAAATGGCAGTTTGACGAAGCGTCAGCCTTGATTTCAAGGATTGCCGCAAACGGTTGGAGAACTCCGAAAAGCATTAACCCGAAAACATATGTACCGCAAAGCGAGGTGAATACGGTTGGACTTACTTAATGCACTTGAATACATCAGTCCGTCCGAGCTCGACTACCAAGACTGGGTAAATGTCGGAATGGCACTCAAACAAGAGGGATACAGCGTAAAGGACTGGGACGATTGGAGCAGAGCAGACAACCGCTATCACAACGGTGAGTGCGAAAAGAAATGGCAGAGCTTTAACGGCTCTGCTTCACCTGTCACAGCAGGCACGATAATCCAAATGGCTAAAGACAGGGGGATGACTTTTCGTGAATCGAAAGAACTCGGCTGGAATGACGAAATTGCTTTTGAGCAGGGTGATATCGGAGTAACAGCCTGTGAGGGTGTAAAGTTTCACGAGCCTGCAAACTGGAATCCTGTGAATGAAATTGTAACCTACCTTGAAACCCTCTTTGACAGCTCCGAAAATGTTGGCTATGTAACCGAAACTTGGGAGAAGAACGATAACGGCAAGGTTAAATATCTGCCTACAAAGGGCAGTTGTGACCGTACGGCAGGTGAGCTTATCGCCGCCCTCAACAATTGTGACGGTGATATTTCAAATGTATTCGGCGATTACAAACCCGAGGCAGGAGCGTGGATAAGGTTTAATCCATTGGACGGTAAGGGTGTTAAAAACGAGAATGTAACCGATTATCGTTACGCTCTGGTGGAATCTGATTGTATGGCTCTTGAAGAACAAAATGCAATCATCAGAGAGCTTGAGCTGCCTGTTGCGGTGCTTGTTTATTCGGGCGGAAAATCAGTCCACGCTATCGTTAAGATTGATGCCGCAAACTATGACGAATACCGCAAAAGGGTTGATTATCTCTACAATGTATGCCATAAAAACGGCTTTGAAATCGACAAGCAGAACCGCAATCCGTCAAGATTGAGCCGTATGCCCGGTGTTATCCGCAACGGCAAAAAGCAGTTTATCATTGACACAAACATCGGTAAATCAGACTTTGCCGAGTGGAAAGACTGGGTGGAGAGCATTAACGATGACTTGCCCGATCTTGACAACCTTGCAGATTTTTTTGAAAATCCTCCCGAACTTGCTCCGCCTCTGATTGAGGGAGTATTGCGACAGGGACATAAAATGCTCCTCGGCGGACCCTCAAAAGCAGGTAAGTCATTTGGTCTTATCGAATTGTGTATTGCAATTGCCGAGGGAACAGAATGGTTCGGCTTTAAGTGTGCGCAGGGCAATGTCTTGTATGTGAATCTTGAGCTTGACCGTGCGTCCTGTTTTCACAGATTCAAGGACGTATACGAAGCACTTGGACTTGAACCCAAAAACTTAAACAGAATTGATATTTGGAATTTGCGTGGCAAGTCCGTGCCTATGGATAAGTTAGCGCCTATGCTCATACGCAGAGCTTTAAAAGGCAACTTTATAGCTGTTGTGATTGACCCGATATACAAGGTTATTACAGGTGATGAGAACAGTGCGGATCAAATGGCACATTTCTGCAACCAGTTTGACAAGGTATGTACAGAAATCGGATGTGCGGTAATCTACTGTCACCACCATTCAAAAGGTGCTCAGGGCGGTAAAAAGTCAATGGACAGAGTTTCGGGTTCGGGTGTTTTCGCTCGTGACCCCGATGCACTCCTTGACCTTACAAGGCTTGAAATCAGCGAAGATTTGATGAAGCAGCAAAAGGATGAAAGAACCTGTAAAATCTGCAAAGACTGGATAGGTCGCTTCAACAAAATCAGCGAAGTGTGTTCGCAGGACGATTTGGTAATGGCAAATAATATGATTGACATCGCACGCAAAACGCTTCCTGAACAGTCTTTTAAGCTGATGATGTCAGATGTTGCCCGTGCCGAAAAAACCGTAAAAGGGATGTCAGCGTGGAGAATAGAGGGTACTCTGCGAGAGTTTCCAGCATTTGATGCACTTAACCTTTGGTTTGATTATCCGATACACAAATTAGATACAACAGGCGTGTTGAAAGACTGTAATTTTGAGGGCGATTTTAACCCGCCTTACAAGAAGAATTTCAGTAAGAAAAATACTAAATCGGAAAACAAAAAAGGACGCATGGAATCTCTTATGACAGCCTTTACGGCAGAAGAGAATAACGGTCAGGCAGATATAAATGACATGGCTACATATCTTGGTGTCGGCGAAAAAACAATCCGAAATTACATAAAAGAACATGGCGGCTTTTGGATTGACGGCGGTAAAACAGGATTGAAGGAAAAGGAAAAAGTCGAATAAATTTTCCCTTTCCGTCAAATTTGGAAGGAAAATTTTATCGAGAATTTCCCTTTCCGTGAAGGAAAATAAGGAAAATTTCCCGAGATTTTCCTTTTCTAAAAATGACGGAAAATGACTTTTTTCTCGAGATTTTCCGAGGGAAAGAAAAAGTATATATACTACCGTATATATAAACGGTGTCCGTTCCCTAAAGGTCACAGGGGTGAAGTAGTTGTGCGAAGCTTACGCACAACAACTCCTTCCCCTGACCTGTGACTAAAAGCAAAATTCAAAAATCAAAAGTAGTTTTAATGCTTTAAAGGAGTGAAATATTAAAAATGGAATTTTTTATGGCGATGATACCGCCGACCGTAACTGCACAGGAACATAAGGTTATGGTAAAAAACGGCAAACCTGTTTTTTACAATCCGCCCGAGGTGAAACAGGCAAGAGAAAAGCTCACATCACATTTAGCAAAATTTAAACCGTCAGAACCGTACAAGTCAGGTGTCAGGTTGATAACAAAGTGGTGCTTTCCTCGTGGTAAACATCAGGACGGCGAATATCGTATAACAAAACCTGACACGGACAATCTGCAAAAAATGCTAAAAGACTGTATGACCGCTATCGGCTTTTGGTCTGATGACGCACTTGTTGCAAGTGAGATATGTGAAAAGTTTTGGGCAGAGGTTTCGGGTATTTACATCAAGGTGGAAGAACTGTGAATATCTCGGAAGTTAAACGCAACCTTGAAAGAACCGTGCTGTACAATGGAGCAGAATACATTCTGAAAGGCTGTATCATCAGACGGAATACAACGGGTCGGTTTTACACTATCAGGCAGAGCTTATGGACACCAAAGCCAAAAGCTCGTTGATTGTAACTGCACTTGATAAGATTGACGAAAGGAGAGCAAACGATGAAAGCGAGAATACCGCCTAAAATCCCGAAACAGCTCAAACAGGAAGCTGAACGGATTGCCAAAAACGCATACGAGCAGATCCGAGAAAAAGAAAACAAGGACATCACACGCAGAGTATTTAAAACAATGCTGTATGCTTTGCATAAGGATTTCGGATTTGGTCGTGACAGATGTGCAAAGGCACTAAAGTCTATGACCGAGATAATTGAACACTCCGACACTGACGAAGTTTTTTGGGAACATATCGACCGTGTGGTTATCGACAAGTTGAAACTTGAATTTGACAAACGAGATTACACCGACAATGGAAAAGTTGTTAATTTTGAAGGAGACGAAAACAATGATTGAAAAAGAATTAAAAATCCGTGAGGTATCCGGTGATTATGCTTTGGATATACCGTTCGCAGACGGTAGTGTAAACACGATATACTTTAATTCAAAACGAAATGCCGAAACAGTTAAGCATATTATCGAAGTTGACGGAAGTAAACCCAACGAAGCAACCGTGTGTGATATGCAAGAGATTAAGCACGGAAGTTGGGAATATGACAGCGAGGGTGTCGGTTATGCAAATTATTTATGTTCTGAGTGTGGCAACTTTCTCACTTTTTACGAGGACATTGATTTGTATCCATACTGCCCTTATTGCGGGTGCAAAATGGATTTAGAGAGTGAGAGTAAATGACTAACTTTGAAAAAATTAAACAGATGTCAATTGATGAAATGGCTCGGAGTTGTATGAGTTTTTTCGACTGCCCGTATGGCACTCCATATTTCGGTTGTCCTATGGAAAAGCGATTCAATGGCAGTTGCATTGACTGCACGAAACATTGGCTTGAAAGTGAGGTGGACAGTAATGACACCTGATGAATACAGACAAAAGCACAAGCGTTGTGCGACCTGCGTGTATTACGAAAAAAATAATAAATTTTTTCAAGCTTTACCATCTTATTACTGCCTTGCGAAAAACAAAACCACATTTGATTCAAAAGGAAGATTTTGTAAAGTGTATAAAGCTAAAGATTTTAAAGGGGGGCAACGAATTAGTGGACAAAATACACAGGGTTGATGTTGATTTTTCAACGCAACTTGAAAAGGCTATGAAGCTGAGAGATATCGGCCCGACAAAGTTAGCAAGGAAATCGGGAGTTCAACGCAGTCAGATTTGTAGATACCTAACTGCCGAAATAGCGCCGACGACGAACAATATACGAAGGTTGTCAATTGCTCTGAATGTTACTACTGATTATTTATTGGGGCTAGCTAAAACAGACGAAAGATAACAAACAATAATTAAATTGCACCAATAATGCAACGAGAAAAAATATACAATGGACTTATAATGCAGACGGACTATCTGTGTTGTAAGTCCATTTTTTATTTGGTGGTGTACGGTATGGCTAAGGCATTTGCCATAGGATTTTATAAATCTAAAAAATGGCAGGACTGCCGACAAAGTTTTATCGCAGAGCGAATGCTTGTTGACGGCGGATTGTGTCAGCTATGTAAAGAGCGACACGGCTTTATCGTACATCATAAGATCATGATTAACGAGGGCAACATAAACAACCCTGATGTTACTCTCAATTACGACAATTTATTATATTTGTGCAAAAAATGTCACGATGATTTGCCGGGGCACGGGATAGGTGGTTGCGAACCGAAAAAATATTTTTTTGACGAGAGCGGAATGCTCCGACCGATTATCCCCCCCGGTGAAAAATCGGAAATCGGTAATTGAAGGACCGAGGGGGGCAGTTAGATTTTTTGCGCGCCTTACATATAGCCCCCCCTCCCCCTAAAATCTTGTGTGAAAGGACGGTGACTTGAAATGACTGACGAACAGAAGGAACAAAGAGCGATTAAGCGTGAGATAAAGCGATTAACGGAAATCTACAAGGACATAGAGGTTAAAAGAAAAGACCTCGCTGTTGGCTTGATTGAAAATGCGGCGTTCACTCGAATCAGACTTAAAGAACTGCAACAAGACATTGCAATTTATGGCTTGACTGAATTATTTTCGCAGTCGGAAACACAAGAGCCGTACTCGCGCAAAAGACCTGAGGCAGATTTGTATAATACAATGCTCGGAAACTATCTCAAATACATTAAACAGCTCAACGATATGCTTCCGAAAGTGACCGAGGCGAAGACTGTGACAACAGACGGCTTTGACGATTTCGTTGAAGGGCGTGACAAGCTTTGAAACGCTATCCATTAAGCTATAATCCGATACTTGAATATTACGAGCAGATAAAGAACGGCAAGGTTACTGTTTGCGACAAAATACGCAAGTGGTACAAACATTTAAGTGATAAGGTGATTAATCCGACGGACGGCTACCACTATGAAGCCAAGCGAGGAAATCACATCATTGAATTTATCGAAAACTACTGCCGACACAGTAAAGGCAAAATGGGCGGTCAGCTTGTGAAGCTTGAACTGTGGGAAAAAGCGTGGCTTGCGGCGACTTTTGGCTTTGTAGACGATGACGGCATCAGGCAGTACAACCTATCTGTGTTAATTATCGGAAAAAAGAACGGTAAGTCGTTACTTGCCTCTGCGATTGGCTTGTATATGCTCATCGGCGACGGTGAACCCGGTCCCGAAGTGTACGCAGTTGCTACAAAGCGTGACCAAGCTAAAATCATTTGGCAGGAAGCAAAACGAATGGTTCGCAAGAGTGAAACTTTATTGAAGCGAATTAAACCACTGCTGAATGAATTGAGTTCAGAAGATTACAACTGCGGAGTATTTAAACCGCTTGCTTCCGATTCAGATACACTCGACGGTTTGAATGTGCATTGTTGCCTTATGGACGAAGTTCATCAATGGAAGAACGGCAGACAGTTGTATGACATTATGGCTGACGGCACGATCGGACGAGACCAACCGCTTATCCTTGTGACAACAACAGCCGGAAAAATCAGAGAGGACATCTACGACGAAATCTATGACGACGCCGTTCGTACTACGAATGGCTTGTTTGATGATGTAGGTTACAAAGACGAACACAGCCTTTACATTATCTACGAACTTGACAAGCGTGAAGAATGGGAAAAACCCGATTGCTGGGAAAAGGCAAACCCGGGGCTCGGCACGATTAAAAACCGAAATGCTCTTGCAAGCAAAGTCAAGAAAGCGCAGGCGAATCCGTCGCTCGTACGCAACCTTGTATGCAAAGAATTTAACATAGCCGAAACATCAACTGAATCGTGGCTCAATTTCGAGGAGCTTAACAACGAAACAAAATTTGATGTTAAGGAACTCCGCCCAACCTATGGCATAGGCGGAGCAGATTTATCAAGCACGACCGACCTTACAGCGGCCAAGATGTTGTTTCGAGTGCCTGACAATGAAAATATTTATGTATTGTCCATGTACTGGATACCGGCAGACCTTGTGGAGAAAAAAGTAACCGAGGATAAGATCCCGTATGACAAGTGGATAGAACAGGGCTTTATGCGTACCTGCCCCGGAAACAAGATTGATGCAAGTGTTGTTACAGCATGGTATCAAGAGCTGCAAGACGAATACGACATTTACTTATGGAAAGAGGGCTATGACGCTTGGTCAGCTCAGATGTGGGTTAATCAGATGATTGACGCTTTCGGTCCTACCGTTATGGAAGCGGTACATCAGGGCAAGAAAACACTGTCTGCCCCGATGAAAGCCCTTAAAGCAGACCTTGTAAAGAAAAGAATAATCTACAACAACAACCCGATAGATAAATGGTGTCTTGCAAATACCGCAATAGATGAGGACAGAAACGGTAATATACAGCCGATTAAGACCTCAAAGTCAACGAGACGAATTGACGGTACTGCGGCTTTGCTTGACGCTTACACGATATATTTTGAGTACGAAGATGAATACCTAAGCATTGTTTAGGAGGTGAGAGAATGGGAAAATTTAAGAACTTTTTAAATTCTGTTCGCAATGTCAGAAAGACAAAGAATTTTTCAAGGGTTGAACTTGTCACACAGAATAATTCAAATTTCTTTTTGTGGGGCAACAGAGCATATGATTCCGACACCGTCCGAGCTTGCGTTAATGCACAGGCTCTTAGATTCTCGAAGTTGTCCATTAAACACATAAGAGAAACAATCGTTGACGGCAGAAAAGACCTCTTAATCAATCCCGAACCTTACGTCAAGTTCTTGCTTGAAGAACCAAACCCGTACACAACAATGGATATGCTTTTGTATAGGACAAGCACACAGCTATCGTTATCGGGTAATGCTTTTTGGCTCATCATTAGAGACACAAACGGCTTGCCTACGGAATTGTATTTCATACCGGCTAAATCAGCTACGGACTTGTACGACACTAACGGCAACCTTGTTTATGAATTTATCCTTGCAAACGGTAAGACCTACCGCTTTGCCTCCGAAGATGTCATACATTTGCGTGATGACTTCGCCGAAAACGATATATTTGGCAGTGGTAAATTCAAAGCTCTTGCTCCTCTGCTTGAAATTGTTGAAACGACTGACAGTGGCATTATTAGCGCTATCCGAAATTCAAGCGTAATTAAATGGTTGCTAAAATATACTTCATCTTTGCGCCCTGAGGACTTGAAGAAGAATGCAAAAGCGTTTGCTGATAACTACCTTAACATCAGCAACAGTTCCGTGGGTGTTGCGGCAGTTGACGCAAAAGTTGACGCAAATCAGATAACCCCGAATGACTATGTTCCAAATGCTTTGCAAATGGATAGAACAAAAAACAGAATCCTTGAGCTTTTTAACACTAATGTGAAAATTATCACATCGACAGCGAACGAAGATGAAGAAAACGCTTACTTTGAGGCGGTGATTTCACCGAAGATTATTCAGTTGAAAAATGAGCTGACGCGGAAACTATTCACTCGCCGTCAGCGTAGTTGTGGAAATTACATAGCAGTCGGTTCGTTCAATCTACAATCTGCAAGTCTTAAAACAAAACTGAATTTCGCCGGAATGGTAGACCGTGGAGCAATGCTCCCGAATGAATGGCGAGAATCACTCGGTCTTGCTCCTGTTCCGGGCGGTGATACTCCGCTCAGAAGATTAGATACAGTTGCAGTTGACGAAGGAGGTGAAAATGATGCCGAAAACAATTGAAATTAAAGGTCCTATCATTACGAATGATGATAAGTGGATTTATAACTGGTTTGGAGTAGCCTCCTGTTGCCCTGCCGATATTCGGTCACAGCTTGACGAAGTGGCGGATGATGAGAGTATACAGGTTGTTATCAATTCATCAGGTGGTGACATCTTTGCCGCCTCCGAAATTTACGATATGCTCGCCGAAAGCAAGGCTACAATCAAGGTCATTTTTGCCGCCTCTGCCGCTTCATACATCGCTTGTGCGTGCACATCTGAAATTGTGCCGACAGGTATGCTTATGATTCATAATGTTTCAAGCTATGCCGCAGGCGATTACAATGACATGGCACACGAATCAGGCGTGTTGCTTAAAGCAAGTAAAGCCGTTGCAACAGCTTACCGACTTAAAACGGGTATGAGCGAGGACGAGCTTATTGGACTTATGGACAAGGAAACTTGGTTCACTGCTGATGAGGCAGTTAAAAAAGGCTTTATTGACAAGGTCACGGAATACGCCGAAAAGCCAAAAGAGGTTAAACTTGCGGCAAGTCTTAGCGGCCTTATCCCTGATACAATCATCAAACAGATGAGGGACGAAAAAACACAGCTTACAGCAAAACTTGAATTGCTCAAACGAAAGGAAGTTGAAGAAGAATGAACAAACAGGAATATCTCGACAAGAGAAATGCTCTTTATGACAAGGCAAAAAAGCTCATTGCAGAAAACAAGCTCGCCGAGGCGAAAGAGATTACACAGCAGATTGATAAGCTCGACAGTGACTTTGAAAATTCTGCCGTAGGAAAGGCAAACAAAAACGCAGAGGAGGGAATCAAAATGCCTGCACCATTCGAGAATCACAAGGCAAACATCGACCTTACAGATGAGGACGAAAAGGTAACGGACATGTACGCAACACTTGAATACAGAAAAGCATTTGCTAACTATATTCAGAACGGTGTACCCGTGCCACAGAAGTTTATGAATGTGGCATCACAGACCACATCAAGCACTGCGGCGGCTATTGTGCCGACCACAATGTATCAGCGTTTAATCGTTGAACTTGAAAAAATCGGCGAAATTTACGCAAGAGTGTTCAAGACGGCTTATCCGACAGCGCTCCTTATCCCTACACAGAACATCCGTCCGACAGCAAGCTGGGTTGATGAGGAAAAGGGTTCAGACCAGCAGCAGGTAACTACTGACAAGGTTGTCTTTGCCGGCTATAAGCTTGAATGCAAGGTTGCGTTCTCGCTCTTTATGACCAAAACGGCGCTTGACACTTTTGAATCACAGTTTATCGACCAGATTAAGAACGCAGTTGTTAAGGCTTGTGAAATGGCAATCATTAAGGGTTCGGGTTCAGGTTCGCCAACCGGCATTCTTTCTTGCACTCCCCCTGAAGGCCAGACAATTGAAATTGCAAAAACCGGCAAGCTTACATATTCAACACTTTGCTCTGCTGAGGCGGCTCTTCCTGCTGCATACGATGACGCTGTATGGCTGATGACAAAGAAGTCATTCTTTGCGTTCATGGGCATCACAGACAGCAACGGTCAGCCTGTCGCTCGTATGTCCGAAGGACTTAACGGCAAGCCGTCACTCTCACTTTTCGGTCGTGCTGTTATCCCAACAGACGGCTATATGGATTCGTACGCTGACACGGTTTCAGCCAACACAACCTTTGCGATGATGTTCAATCTTAACGATTACATCTTCAACGAGGTAATGGGTTTAAGTGTCAAGAAGTACGAAGAGGACGACACCGATAACACAGTCCTTAAAGCCGTAATGCTTGCAGACGGTAAGGTCGTGGATACTCACAGCCTTGTTAAGCTCGTAAAAAAGAGCGCTTAAAAGAGGTTTGAATTATGGCAGTATCAAATGAAATTGAAGCCGTAAAGGTTTCGCTCCGTATCAATACGGTGCTGTTTGATGATGAAATATCTGCCCTCATTGATTCTGCCAAAAGTGACATGGCAGGTGCAGGAGTTGATGTCAACGACAAAAACTCAACTGCACTTGTTATGCAGGCAATCAAGTTCTATTGCCGTGCTTATTTTTCGGTGACCGCCGACAGCGAATGGGCACGGCATTACGAAGAATTGCGCGATGCAATGGCGGCGAGAGGAGCACAAACAGAATGAATGCAGATACTTTGATTTTGCTTGTTTCTTCGGGCTATAACGAAACAACAAACGATATCGGTGAAATTGTTCAGTCCGAAAAGCTCCGCAAGGTCTATGCTCAGCGGCAATATGTCAGACAATCCGAGTTCTTTCAGGCGCAAGCTAACGGATTAAAACCTGAATGTATGCTTGAAGTTAATTCCTTTGAGTATCAGAACGAAGAATTTTGTTACCTCGATAATAAAAAGTTCAAAATCTATCGCGCATATCAAATCAAAGGAACAGAGCGTACAGAGCTGTATTTAACGGATGTGGTAGGTGAAAACAATGTCACTTCCTAAAGCAGTCAAAATCACAAAAAACGGCGTTGAGATAATCAGCAATGTTGACCGCATTCAGTACACACTCAAAGAGCTTGAAAGAGCCGCTCTGCGTGATGTTGGGAAACTGGTATGTAAACGGTCACGACAAAAAATAAAACGCAGGACGGGGCGCTTAGCGAAAAATACGCAGTATTGGGTACGCTCAAAGCAAAAAATTCCTGACTTGCAGGTAGGATTTAAGCCGGGCGGATTTTACGGCTTGTATCAAGAAATCGGTACAAGCAAAGCTCCAAAAATCGGAGCATTGAGCGACGCTGCCGAAAGCAACATCAAAGACATTATAAAGATTGAACAGCAATACCTCAGTGCCGTAGGTACAGAAGAGGCAGAACGCAAATTGAACGAGGGGGAATACAGCGGTGAATAATATCAAGAAATTTTTGAAAGACTTATTCGCTGAGTATGCACCCTCTTATTTTTTACAGGCAGAAAGCGGATTTCCTCGCCTTGTCTATGAGGTCAAACAGCTCTACACAGATGAGCCGTATGACAAGTTTGTTGTGACCGTTAATGTTTATGATAGGCAGACTACGGCGGACATTGATGATGTTGTGGACAAAATCTACGACAACATAGCAAAGGCTACATACTTGGTTGACGATGTTTTTTACAAATTCTACAACAATTTTGACCGGCAGTATATTGCCGAATCAGACAAATCAATAAAGAGAGTGATGTTCACTCTTGAAATGAGGAAATACAACAGAAAGGATGATTAAAATGGCAATAGTTAAGCCACGAAAGATTAAACCGTACAGCGGTTACAGCAATAAGACGGCTGACCGTATGTTACTTGATGCAGGTGCGTTTTTTGCCAACTACGATCCAGCTACGGACACATACGCAAGCGCCAAAAAGGCAGGTAAGTGTCTTGGCGTAACGATTAAAGGCGGTGAATTTTCAGCCAAGCCGACACTCAGACGCCTTGAATTTGACGGTGTAAAAACACGAACTAAAGGCGACACAGTAGTTGACGGTTGGGAAGTTTACATCAAGGCAGCACTTGCTGAGATGACTACCCAGAACTTCATTTACGGTCTTGGAATTGCCGACAAAGGCACAGACGAAAAGGTCGTAGGCTACGATGTAATCACGGGTAGAGATGTTATTCTTGACGGTGACTACATTAAGAATATCACTTGGGTAGGCTGTCTCCTCGGGGAGGATAAGCCGTGTATTATTCAGGTGTTCAACGGCTTCAATGAGAACGGTCTCACGCTTGCAATTGCAGATAAGGACAACGGTAAGGTAGAAGCTCAGTTCTATGGTAACCTTTCACCCGAAGTTTACAATTCAGAGGACGAAATCAAACCACCGTTTAAAATTTTCAGACCGACAGAAAAAACGGAAACAACGGAAACATCGGAGGCATAATTATGAGAAAATTAAGCATTAAAGACGCATTCACTCTTGCTCGCATTATCAAAAAAGCAGACATCAAAGAGGAAATTGCAGACTTTGCAAATCGTATCGCTATTAAAAATAACAGCAAAGATGAAACAGTCAACACCGAAGCGGTCGGTCTTGAATTTGTGATTACTCTGTTAACTTCTTTGGCAACCAAAGAAACAGAACAGGAATTCTATTCATTGCTGGCCGATATCAGAGGCGACATTACGGCAGATGATGTAAGTAAATTAAGTATCCCCGAGGTTCTTGACAATGTAAAGGCAATCATCAGGGAGAATGATATTAAGAGTTTTTTTACCTCGCTCTCAGCCTTGAAGTAAGAACATATGGAATGCTCGTGCAGTATTGTTGCGGTAATACTGCCGTACTGCATGAGCTGTCTTTTTCAGATGCTGTCAAAATTATCAAAAACGCTATAAATGACCGTAATGACGAATTGCTTTACAAAGCCTATATTTTGACTGTTGTAGGAAATTTCACAGGCTTGTCGTACATGGATTTTGTAAACAAGGCAACAGGCTCGACACGGTCTGAAAGCGTTGAGAGTGTCAATACAGAGGAAATCGAAAGAAAAGTTGAAAACTATCTTGATAACTACAAATGGGAGGAGGTGTAGCTAATGGCTGTTGAAATATTTAAGCTGTTTGGCTCTATTTTCGTCAACAATGATGAAGCAAACAAATCAATCGCCGAAACCGAGAAAAAAGGTAAAGGTGTTGCCGCAACCTTAGGTAACGGTATCAAAACCGCAGGCAAATGGGGAGCGGCAATGGTCGGAGGTGCGGCGGCAGGTGTCGGAGCATTATCGTCAGTTGCCGAAAATACCAGAGAATACCGCACCGAAATGGGTAAACTCGACACAGCTTTCACCACAAACAAATTTACAGCGGCAGACGCAAAGCAAACATATTCCGACCTCTATGCTGTGGTTGGCGACAGCGGACAAGCAACTGAGGCGGCTAATCATTTATCATTGCTTTGCGATTCCACAAAAGACCTGCAAAGTTGGACAGAGATTTGCACAGGTGTTTACGGTCAATTCGGTGATTCCTTGCCTATTGAGGGTTTGACAGAGGCGGCAAACGAAACCGCAAAAGTTGGACAGGTAACAGGTCCGCTTGCCGATGCTCTTAACTGGATGGGCGTGTCAGAAGATGAGTTCAACGAAAAACTTGCAAAATGCTCATCAGAACAAGAAAGACAGCAGTTAATCACATCCACCCTCACATCGCTATATTCTGATGCGTCGGCTCAATACAAGAAAACAAATGGCGATGTAATGGAATCTAACAGAGCTCATCAGCAGTTGTCTGACACTATGGCTCAGATTGGTGCTGTCGCCGAGCCTGTCCTTAACTCTCTTATCGGTCTTGGCGGTAAACTCCTCGAACAGCTCTCACCATTGATTGAGAGTGTGGCAAACAACCTTGCCCCTGTTTTAATCAACATTTGCGAAGAGGTCGCCCCGATAATTGTATCAATGCTTGAACAGATTATGCCATTGATTGAGGAATTGCTCCCGTTTATAGCTCAGCTTATAGAGCAGTTAGCCCCTCTCATCATACAGATTGTTGAACAATTGTTTCCGCCTTTAATGCAGATTATACAGGATTTACTTCCGTATTTTATGCAAATAATCCAGGCTATAATGCCGTTATTCAGTACGCTTGTAGAACTCTTAATGCCCGTAATCGAGGTGTTCATTCAGCTTGCCGGTGTGTTGCTCAACGGATTGTTGGCGGCACTTACTCCGATTATAGAGGATTTAGCTACATTTTTGAATGATTTGCTTACACCTCTTATCCCGATTATCAGTGAGTTGTGCGATACAATTGTCGGCATTCTACAGCCTGTTTTTGAACAGCTATCGCCTGTCATCTCACTGGTTTTTGACGCTCTTCGACCGGTTCTTGGCCTACTCGGTGAAATGCTTGAAACACTTATCCCTGCACTTGTTCCGGTGATTGAATGGCTTGCACATATCTTTTCAGAAGTTTTAGGCAATGCCATTAAAAGAGTTAAAAAAATTCTTGAACCGATTTCGGGGATTTTTAACGGAATTGTAGATTTCGTAAAAGGTGTTTTTTCGGGAAACTGGGAACAAGCGTGGAACGGTGTTGTTAACATTTTCAAGAATGTTTTTAACCTTTTGCCTACATTTGTTGAGAATGTAATCAACGGCATTATTTGGATTATTAATAAATTGTTGGAAGGCGTAAACTGGGCAACATCAATGATTGGCTGGGAGATAGATCCGATTCCGGAAGTAACCTTACCTCGTTTCCGTGCCGGCATTGATTATGTTCCACATGATAAGTTCGCCGCATATCTTGATGCCGGTGAGGCAGTTCTCACAGCTCAAGAGGCTGAGGAGTATCGTCAATCAAAGCGTGAAGGCAGAGGCTCAGTGTTTGAAAACGATTCCACTAATATCATTAACAACATCAGTATCAATATTCCCTCTGTTGCAATTAATAACGATATGGATATTGACAGCCTTGTCGAAGATATGAGCAATCGGCTCGCCGATGAAATAACAAGGAGGCAGAGAGCATATGCATAACTTTTATTTCGGAGGTAAATGGTTATCGTATTTCGGCGGTCGTATCACACAAGCGCCACAGCACGAAATCCCCGTTAGAGATGTTTCAACGGTTGAAATCCCGTGCAGAGACGGTGATGTTTTGCTTGATAACGGGCGGTGGCAAAATGTTGAATTTGAGCGTGAAATTTCCTTTTTGCCGTATTTATCCGAACTGTCAGCAAAGCACCTTGCGAGGGCCGTTATCGAATGGCTGACTTTAAATCAAGGTTACCAAAAGTACAAGGACACTTACAATCCCGGATATTTCACCGAGGCTTATATTTCAAATATTGACGATATTGTTCGTGAACTCCCAACATTGCTTACAACTAAAATCAAATTCAACCGCAAGCCGTGGTGGTATTCAGAGCTTGGACAGCGGACTATTGATTTTGAAGTTAATAAATCGGTTTCCTTGCACAATCCCGAACAATATGAATCCTTACCTACTATCATCATAACTAACACGAATGTTAGCGGTGACACTACGGCCATTGCTAAAATTAACATAAACGGTGAATCACTTGATTTGAAGTGCACAGGCGGTTATGACTACGCTGTGCTTGACGGCGAAACTATGCAGTATATTGCACACAAATCAGACGGTACAACTAATTTTGTTGACGATACTATACCTCCTAAATTAAAGGTTGGAAACAATCAAATTGTTGTAACTGCATATAAAAACGCATTACTGTCAATAAGACCGAACTGGAGGAGATTATAAAAAATGTTCCCTTTGTTGTATAAATCGGATTTTAAAACAATCGGCCCAAGTAGATTTAACCTACTCGGACGGTTTACAGAAATAATCAGCGGTAAAGTTACCGAGGAACGAAACGGCGATTATTTGCTCGAAATGGAACTATCAACAACGGACAGATGTGCTGATTTACTCGACACGCAGTATTTCATTAAGGCAAAACCGAACCCAACCGATGAACCGCAGTATTTTGAGATTTACGATTTGCAGTACAAAGACAAAAAATCAATTACGGTTAAAGCAAAGCACATCAAGCATAATTTGTACAACAACTTTTTAATCGAAACTTCCAACCAAACTGATGTTGTGCACACTCCAAAGGAATGGTGGGATATACTTTGCACAGGTCGTGATTTTGAGGGTGATTCGCTGTTCCCGCAGGCAACCTTGTGGGAGCACTATTTCAAATTTACATCAGATATTACCACAAAATCATCTATGACGCTTGGCTTCTGTACGCCCTGTACTCTTGGTGATTTTATGGGCAGTGCTGACGGTTCACTCGTTGATGTTTTCGGCGGTGAATATAAATACAATAACTTTAATGTATCGTTGTTAAAAAAACGTGGGGCGGTTACAAACTGCCATTTGCGCTGGGGAAGTAACATCAGCAGTCTTACGCAAACGCTTAATTCAGATGATATTTGTTCCCACGTTGCAGCTTATGCCACTTGCCACGACACATACAACGACAAGAACGTCATCCTCTGCTCTCAACCGCAAGAACTCAAAACCCATAAATCTAAGCTAATTAAGGTGAAAACGGTTGATGTTTCGGACGGCGGTTCGGTCTACATCGGCGATGAAACAGGTTACTGGGATTTCAACGCTCACACAGGCGAGAACAAGGACTTCTTGATTCAAAAGCTAAATATTCAAGCGCAGGTTTTAAGAGGACAGCTCGTAAACACAAACGGAGCGCCTACGCTCAATGTAAAGGTTGACTATCCCCCTACACTCACCGAAATGCTTGGACTGCATTTATGCGACACGGCGTATGTTGATACTGAAAACGATAGCTTACAAGCCAAAATCATTAAGACAGACTATGATTTTGTGCTTGAACGTTGGAACAGTCTTGAACTCGGCACAGCGAAATCAAAGTTATCTGATTATATAGTTAAATGAGGTGAAAAAATTTGAACATTAATCATACAAAAATGACACTCGAAATCAACAGCTGTAAGAACTACGAAATCTTAGAGGTCAGACAGGGCGACAAAGGCTCACGCATTATTGATTTTGCGTTCACCGTCAACGGTGAAACTGTTAACCTTGCCTCCACAATGTCAGCTAAAGTCAATGCTACGGTTGATGATGTAATCGTAGCAGACAGCGTTGCCGCAGTCGTTGACACCGAAAATAATGTAGTCACAGTTACGCTAACAGACACAATGCTTGCTTTGTCAGGTATTTGCAAAATGGACATTGTGCTTATGGAAGGCGACGAAATCATAACTGCTGAAACCGTTTGCTTGCGTGTGGGAAAAAGCGTAATCAACGATGATAGCAAGGCCTTCCCGGGCGCAAGCTCTATTGCGGAAATCACAAAAGAAGTCGAGAATGCAAGAGGCGGTCAAAATTCACTCGGAGCAAGGCTTGATAAAACAGACAAGAGTATTGCCCGAAAGCTCGATTCAATGCCGTTTGACAGCGAGCCAAAAAATAACAGCCCGTGTTATCTCACAAGTGGTACGGTTTACAATGCTCTGCTTGTTAAAGCCNAGAAAAAATGACATTTTCATGCACGGCTATTTTGAACTTCAGCTTGAAGGCAGAGGCGAAAACGGCTATGTTTTCCAAACTCAGATCGTCACGCTTTATGCAGACGAGAGTATCCCGATTGAGGACAAAGAGTACCTTAATCCGAATTCAGAAACGCTGAAGCTTCGTGAAGAAACGCAAAAGCTTCTTGACGAAACAAAGCTTTGTCGGACTGAAATTGACAAAACCAAAAAGTTAATTGAACAGTCCGACATTACAAAAAAAGAGGACAACTCAAACAAGGTAAGTGATTCCTCTCAGATTACCGACTATACTCAAAATTATCCGAGTATCAAGTATCTTACCGACAACTACTGGGATAGTGCCGACAGCTACTCGTCGGATGAGGTTGACATTCTGCTTAACGCAAAAGCTGACAGCAAAACCCTTAACGAAAGATTAGCCCGTATGGATATGAGCATCGGCTCAAAATACGATTCGTCAAATATCGAACTCGGCACAGCTACTCTTACTCCGTACTCTACTCAGATTGATAAAATAAAATCTGCAACTTGCCTTTATGAAAAAATTGGCGATATCGTTATTGTAAATGTCACCGTCATTATGAACGCAACAACTTTAGGCGGAACATCTACAATAGCTTTGCTCAATATGCCTTTCTCAAACAAATCGGATGTGATTGTTCATGATATCGGCATAAGCAAAAACGGCGGAATGTTCAGAGGAAGTGTAAATAAATCGGCTTGGTTGCAGTTTACTCCGCTCAATAAACAGGCTTATAATTTCGTCGCTGATGAGCAGGTAAACTTTTCTTTGATTTACAAAATATAAAAATAACGGAGGTATGAAAAATGGAATTAAAAGAAAAAATCACACTCGATATGCTCACAAAGGACAGCGTGTCGGTACTCAGACAGCAGTTTTTGACCTTTAACGGTGAAGAAATGCAGGTTGGCGTAAACATCCGCAACGCATACATGAACAGCAAATCGGGCAGAGAACAGCTCAAAACGGTGCTGTCTGATGAATATTACAATGCCGTCATGGCAGTTTGGGGCGACAATCCAACCGTTGACGAGCCTGTCGAAAGTGAGATTGAAGTAAAATGACACCCGACGAAGTAATTGTATCGGTTATATCGCTGTTTGGTACTTTAGTTGGCACACTTGGTGGCATTTGTGTAAGCAACCGAATATCAAACTATCGAATCGAACAGCTTGAAAAGAAAGTTGAAAAACATAACAATCTCATTGAGCGCACATATGCGATTGAACAGCACAATGCGGTTGTGGACGAAGAAATTAAGGTTGCCAATCATCGGATTGAAGACCTTGAAAAAAACAACGAAAGGAAAGAATGAAAATGAAAAAGATTTTTACCAAAGAATGGGCAAAAGCAACAGCCGTCAGAGCGATTAAGACTGTTGCACAGACGGCTATCGCAACAATCGGTGTATCTGCCGTGATGACAGATGTAAACTGGGTTGCGGTAGGCTCTGCAAGCCTTTTGGCAGGCGTGCTTTCTGTGCTGACAAGCATTGCAGGTTTGCCCGAAGTTTCGGAAAACTAACTAAAATAAAAGGATAGCCCAGTTGAAAATTAAATTTCTTCTGGACTATCTATGTTTTTTAGATTATTGTTACGAAATTACTGGTGTGCCGGTTATATATGGTGGAAGTCCATCTGGGTAAAGTTTAATGAGATTTTTGTAATTTCTTTTATAGTTTTCATTATTTTTGATTGATTTCTGCCATTTGCGTACTGCATTAAGAATATTATTGCAAAAACGCTTAACATCAATATTTAAGGCACCATCTATAACATTGTTATGAAAAGTTATGCCTTGACAAGTTGGTGCTAAAAATATAATTCGTGAATATGAAGATTTTTCATGTGTGGTTAGTGCTTGATGCACATATGAACAACGGAAATGGTAACAATCCTTGCCGGAAATAGATAGATCGCCCGGTTCTTTTGCGTAAGTGTCATACCAAGCAATATATTTATAATTTTTTGCTACGCCGTCATCTGATTGCAGTGCTCCACAAATATCGGGCAATGTTAGAGAAGCTTGCAACGCTAAATAGTATAGTTTAGCGTCTAATGCCCGTTCAATTTCTTTTAAAATCAACTCCATATGATTCACCTCCCTTCTATTATGAATTATACCATATTATTTATAAAAAATGTAGTAAAAGTGGGGAGTGCATAAAATAAAAACGAAAGTGAGGAATAATTATGAGTA